CACCTGCCATTTGAAGTGCAGAAGCAACATCAGATGAACAGATAACCATGTTACCTTTACCACGTCTTGTGCCTTTAGCAATAGCGTTAGCTTCTTGCTCGATTTGGAACATAAGACCTTTGAACTTTTCAACTGACCAACGACCATTTGCGTCTACGTCAAGATCGAAAGTACCAGCTACTGCTGTAGAAGCCGCACCTGCTTTAGCGTTCGTGTAGATTGTACGAACCAATTCGCGGTTGATTTCAACGAGGATTTCAGACTGCAAGATGTTTGCAAGTTCTGTTTCCGCGTCAAGACCGTGAACAGCTTTCAAGTCTTGTGCTAGTTCAGTTGTGTACTCTGCTTTCAACGCACGAGATTTTGCCGCAACAGTAACTTTTTCAATTGAGAAAGCCATTTCTGCGAAATCTGTACCGTTTCCGTCACCCAAAGCTTCTGCTTCAGTTGTACCCATACCAGTACCAGTTGTTTCAGAACCTGCACCCAATGCGTTGGCGTGTGTGCCTGCACCTGAGAAATCAGTGTCTGCTTCGTTGTAGAACACTTCCGCACCAGCTTGGCTAGTTACGCGAGAGCGCATTGCAAAGATCAAGCCTGTTGGACCTGTCATTGGCTGAACACCAGCAATGTCATATGCGATTAGGTTTGGCATCGCACGACGTACTAGTGAAATTAATACAGGGTCATAACCTGCTGTTGGACCAGCCGCTGTGGATGAACCGCCGAAGCCGCCTGTACCCGCATCGTTAGCCGCAGTTTCTGCTAGGAAACCAGACATGTTAGCAGACGTATCGCCTGATTCCATGAGTGCTTTCTCTGTGTTTTCAAGAATAGTAGCTGTTACGCTTTTCTTGTGGTTGTCTGAAATTGGTGCGAAAGATGCGTGTTCCAAAACTGGACCCCATTTTTCTACCAGTTGCTGATAGTTTGACTGAGTCATATGATTCTATCTCCTTGTTTGTATTTACCTGAGTTTATTTATAATAATTAGATTTTCATCTGGGGTTAGCGTTTTGATGGCATCCTGTTGAAGCCTTCAAGAAGTGCGTTGATATTGCTGTATTCAGATACTGGCTGTTTAACGTCTGTATCTTCAACAATGATTTCTTCTTCGTCTGCTACTTCTTCTACCAAAGGCTTGCTTTTTGCAAAGAAAGATTCTTTTAGTGTTGAAAGATCAGATTTGTAAGCTTCGATATCATCGAAGGCTAGTTTTTCTGAAAGAACCTTTAGGCGCTCAACTTGTGTAAGTGTAAGACCCTCAGTCATTTCTTCAAATGCCGCGTCAGCTTTCAATGAAGCGATCTCTTTTGCAAGAGTTACGTTTTCAGTGATTGCTTTGTTTGCATCAGCTTTAAGACCTTCAACTTCTTCTTCCAAGCCTTTTACTACATCAACAGTATCTTCGTTGACTTCGATGTTATGCTCTTCAAACAATGTTGCAAGTCCGTCCATTAACGATTCAGCCATCTCTACTTTAATACCAGCTTCGATTGCCAATTCATTTTCTTTCATCCACTCTTCTACAACGTAGTCGAGATATGAATCAAGATTTTCTACAACGTTATCGATTGATGCGTCAGATGCTTCTTTCATTGATACTGCAAGAGCCTCTGTTTTTTCTGCAATGATAGCGTCTGATCTTTTGATAGATGCTTCGTTTACAGCCGCTTCAAATACTACAGTAACTTTGCTTGTAAAGTCTTCAGACAAATCCATGCCTTCAAACATAGCCGCAATGCCAGCTTCATATTCGATAACTTCTTCAGCAACAACTTCTACAGCTTCATCTTCAACTGCTTCTTCTGCTACTGGTGCAGGTGCAACTTTTTCAGCCTTTGGATCGACTTTTTTAGCTACGTCTGCTTTCTTCTTTTTAATTGCGCCGCCTTCTGGTGTCGTTGGGTCTTCAACAGTTGAAACCCCATCGTCAGAAACGAACTTTTCTTCTAGGTCGTGAGACATATGTTCTACTCCTTTATTTGGATACTTATATTAGTATTATTTATAATTTTGTTACTTTTCATTTTTTCAGAGACTGAACAAATCGCTCAAACAGTTGTTTGGCTGTAGCTTCGTCAACACGACGAACAACACGACTTATTTGCTTCTCTACCACTTCCTGTATTTCTTCAATTACTTGTTCAATAGGTGCTTGCGCTATCCAATTGCCAGAAGCAATGTCGAAATAATATTCAGCGTTTTCCATGATGCCATTAACAAAACAATTCGGACCTGATGGGTCTGTTACAATGTCAACCGTTGCAAGGTGGAAATCATTTTGTACTTCCATAATCCCATCTTTTGTTGGTTTAACTGATCCCAAACCACGAGTAGACACACCAATTGTGACCCCCTCATCCATGAAAGTTTTGACGATTTCGCCCATTGGAGTGCCAAGAATTTTGGCTTTACCAATGAAGTTTGAACCTTCACGTTTCATGTCGGTAATTAAGTGAGAGACGCGATCACCATTGATGGTCGGACCATCTGGATGACCAAGTTCGCCCAAAGCACGTTTAGTATCAATAAAGTCTTTATTGTAACGTACCATTTCACTTTCAAGTATCTGTGCAGGATAGATGCGACCATTACGGTTTTTGATATCACCTTGCATGAAGATACCTTCGACGAAATAGGATTTCTTTCCTGTTTCTTCGTTAATTTCGGTTGCTACGTTGCAATCCTCTACTACTTCTGTAATTAGTCTCATATTTCTATTCCTTTAAACACTTTAGTTGTATTTATAATCTTATTTATATTCTTGCATCGTAATATGTTTTACTTAATTCACCACGCTCAGTAGTCTCGCCCTTCTTACGCACTTTAACATAAGTCGCCTGTGCGTTTCCACCGTTAGGTGGGGTAAATGTTCTCACACCAGCAGCGGTTGTTCCATTAGCATCAGCATATGTATCAGCCGCAGTTGCCGCATTGTCATACTGCCAAATAGCATTTGACCCTGGAACATCCACCCAAGCCATTACTCGTGACTATCCCTAGCGAACCCAAGAATTTCAGCATAACCTTTTTTATTCTTCATAGCAGTGTCAGTCATCTTCTTGACGTTAGGCTTACTAAGTTGCTTCATAAGATCATTCAACATCGTAGCATCGTCTTTTTTGACCATTACTTGCTTGCCATCTTTTAACTTAAGACCACCAGCTTTGAATGCTTCATCAAGTTGAACTTCTTCACCAAATGCTTTAGCCATACCAGCATTTCGTTTCTTCATAATTTTTTTAAACTTCTTTGCTTTTCCAGGCTTATTAGCTCTGATAGCTTCTCTTTCATTAGATCGAGCCGCCCGCCAAGAAGCATCAGCACCACGAATATACCTAGCCTTCATTTGATCTGATACTTCAGATACAGGCTCCTTTTCTTCGTTTTGAACTTCTTCTTTGTAAATGATAGGCGCATCATTGTGACTGAATACTTGACGAATGGCGCTATCCATACCTCTTTTATTACCTAAGAATCTCAATAGATATTGGTGTACATCGTCCCAAGACCTTGATCTTTTATACATCGTTGGCTCAAGAATTAAGTTAGCACCGTTTTTCCAAGGGTATCTTTTGGCGATATCTTGTGGCTTATCTCTACCCATAGCGTACATAAACTTATCTTTTTCTATTGTTATTTTGATAATAGTATCATAATCATCTTCATATGTAACAACTGCTTCATATACAAAGTCTAAGTCTTCTTTGTACATGTTCAACTCATAGCTTTTGCCAGTGTTGTATACTTGTACTTGAATAGCTTTTTTGCCGCTTTTGTCTGTCAAACGATAAGAGTTTGTCTTACCTGTGCTTGGCTTTTTCGGACCCATTGCAACCTTATCATCAATCTCTGATGGGTCAACAATTACACCAAGATTTTTCTTAGCGTGATCATATGCTGTTTTCATAGCACCTGAGAAATCTTTGTGGTAAAGAGGGTATTTGGCTTGCTTACCTTCATCCAAGTCTTCTTTAATGCCCATTTCTTTCATGCGCGATTTAATGAGTGAACGAACATCTTCATTTGGCTTAGCTTCATCAAACGCATCAAAAAGTTCATCATCCCCAATAATGCTATACATAGCTTTTTCAGCATCTTTTGCTTTAAGTGGCTTAGATAATATTTTCTTCAATGTCATTTTTTTCTTAGGAGTATCAGGAATTGCCCAAGTACCTTCATTACGCATACGTGGCTCACGACGATTATCACTTGGATTTTCGATACGTAAGTTTGCAGGATCATTGTTCAATGGGTTATTATCCGCATGTCCAACATCCATACCGTCAACGTCATTCTCTTTAGCCATAATTCTTCGTGCTTTGTTTCTTGAAGAACGGTTTGCAATTTGCTCTGGTCTACTATGGTAGTTTGCATACTCTTTAGCGTAGTTGCGTTCGTCAAGTTCTACGGTTTCAGCTACATACTTGAAATCTACCCGATCTTTATTTTTTACTTTTCCATACGTACCTTTGAAAATAACAAAATCTTTACCTTTATGGATAAAATGTTTAGAGTTCTTTTTAATCCAATCTTTGCAAGATTGTTCTGTTCCTACGTGGACTTTAGACTTAGATTCAGCTACACCTTTTTGAAAAACAAAATGAGTTTTCGCACCTTCATCAAGTTCAACTTCAACAGATTCTTTAACTAGACCAGTCATAGAAGCCGCCATGTCACCCAATGCCAAAGAGACACTACCATTACGGTTGTATAGGAAGAACTTACCGCCCTTACCATCTTCTCTTTTCATTGTGATCTTGCCAACTCTAGCTTTACCAACAATATTTTTTGTTCCTACAACAAATGTAGTCTTATTACCTTTTTTGATGCCTGAGTCGTAACTAATAGTGAGTTTGTCACCCTTCTTAGTTTGATCCCACATCTTTTGATCCATGACTGCTTCATCAAGGACTACGATATTTTCTACAATTTGCTTAAAACTTTTCATATTTTTATCCGTTAATCTCTTTGGCTTTTACGCCTTGCATGATTAGGTTAGTAGCGGCTGTTGTTGAAAGCCATTTGATGTCAGCACGAGCGATTGCAATCAACTCTTCTTTGCTACGACCTTTCAAAACTGCACTCATTTTATTTGCCATGTCCATAGGAACACGATCAGGCATACTTGCATAAGCTTTTTTCAACTGTTGAATTTGCTTATCCGAAAAACCTTCTTCAAGTTCTCCAGCACATTCTCTGCGCATTGAAGCCAAAGATTTTTGTTCTACTTCTTCGTTTACCTTGATAAAGTTTTTAGATGGCTTGCCACCTTTTTTTACCATATCAATTTTGTATTTGCCTGATTTCAAACCAGCAACACCAGTTTGTTGCCAAGAGTTGTCATTTTGTTTACTAAGGAACGCACCCATTGCATTTGTATCTTTAAATGCCTTTACTTGTACTCTATTAGAAACCATTTTTCCTGGTGCCTTTGGCATATCTTTGTAAACAGATGCAGATGCTTCATCAAGTTCTACTTCTTCGTTCTTTTCCCAAGGTGCTTTCTTCAATGATACTTTAGCTTTACCACTTTTAGAAGTCGCAGATGCTTTTGACAACGCCGCAGACTTAGCCATTTTTGAACCTTCTGAAAGTCTATCAGTAAGATTTTTAGCTACTTCTTCAGCAAAGGAAGGTCCTGCATACTCGAACGCATCGTCGTAGGAAGTGTCGTAATTAGCGTCACCTTCTTGGTCAGCAAGTCTTTTAGCTTTTTCTTTTGGTAAATCGTCAGCACCAATTGCACCAGTAAATTGGTGATCAAGTGCTACTGGATGAGGCATAGTCTCATACGTGTGCAAGTCTTTAAAAGCGCGTTCTTCTTCTGGCTTTGGTTGAGCAACCTCACCTAAAATTTGTCTAAAGGACTTCATTTCTGTTCTCCTACTGGATTCTTTAGTATTATTTATGTAAATTTAACACTTGTGTTAAATATTATTGTTCTTCGTCTTCTTGAGGTGGTGCTTCTTGTTGTTGAGGTGCAAAGTTATCTTGCTCGTCACCTTCTTCATCTGGCGCATCCTTAGCCTCTTGTTCGATTTGTTCTTTCATTTCTTTCATTTCTTCGTCAGACATACGAAGCACATTACGTAGTACCCACTCTCTTGAGTAGTATGTACCAACATGTTCTTCAACTTCACGCAAAGTAGTAAGTCTCTCTCTTGCGATTTCAGCTTCTTTCAACTCTGTGAAGTAGTTGTCTTGTACGAAGTCATAACGAATAGTGTTTTTGATTTCTGCAAATTCTTCTGGTGTCATGATACCCTTGAGTACCAATTGCTTTTCCAAAATCTGTGTGAACAGTGAAGAAAAACGACTTCTCAGACGTCTTACAAATTTACTAAACTTCAATTCGTCACGAGTAATTTCAGAAACACGTCCAAATGAAGCCATAGTCTCAGGCTCAAGTCTTGACAACGGAACCTTAAGAGATTTATATAACTTACGTTGGAAGTATAACATATTCTCATCTGAACTCAATGCTTGTGCATTACCACCTGGCATTGTATCAACTTCAGTCGATCTCTCACCACCACGGCGTGGGAACCAGAAATCTTCTGTCATTGTCATCATCTTACGAGCATCGCTGATTTCACCTGTAGAAGAGTCGTACTGCAACTTGTTCTTGTGGCGAGTCATCATATCTCTTAGATACTGCTCAGCTTTCGATTTAGGTAAGTTGCCAACGTCAATGTAAAAAATTCTTCTCTCAGGAGCGCGTGTAAGAGTATAAATGACTGTCGCATCTTCAAGCATCCTTAACTGATTGAGTGGTTTGATTGATGGGTGCAAGAAAGACAACACCAAAGAGTTGTTTTCAGTCATCATTCCTGATGTAACTCTAGCGATAGAGTCTTTTGCGATTTTGAAACCCTGTGTACCACCTTGCGCACCAGATGCACTTTGGGCAAAGCCACTTTCAGAATACATATAGTATTCATTCTTGACCTTCTTAACGGGAATTCCACTATGTGGGTCTTTTTCTTTTTTGTCTACTTCACGAATAAGCTTGAGTTTGCGAGGATCAACGTAGCGTAGCTCACGGATACCATCCTTCAAGTTTTCGTTGTCGATAATTACGTGGTAGTTAATTCTTCCATCTACATAGAACTTACTAAAAGTATCATAACCATTGTTAGAAAAATCGAGAAGCGATAGTACGTTCTCAAACTCTTCGATAACTTTATTCTTTACCTTATCAGGCATGTTTGTATCGTCAAGGATTACCTCAACAACTTTATCATCAGTATCAATACTAATGGCTTCGTTGATAATTTCATCAACGGCTTGGGCAATTTCTGGTTGTTGTGCCAGACCCCTATATTTTGTAACTAATTCTGATTCTGTCTTGGCAGAACCTTCCATATCCAATAGGGTACTGTAGAAGCCACCCATTGCATTACCAACGGTAATAGCACCGTCATCATTAGACGGTTCAGCAAATGAGGATGGCACAAAACCATCCTCATCGCTTTCTCTTTTGATATCGAATCCAAATATCTTCATATCATCACTTTCTCATTCTAAATTTAGGTAGTCGGTACGCCAGTATTACCTTCAACACGCCATAGGTCGTATTGGAATGTAACACCAAATTCTTCAATTGCATCAGTCTGTGACCAATCCATTTGAATTCCATCGATACCGATGGGGAACATCCCCTCAAATATATATGTTCTCAGAATTGACCCATCTTTACTAAACTGGGTAATCTGACCTGTCGATTTATAGTCTTGTGGCAAGGCTCTTGAGTTAGAGTCATGCGAGTTGATTGCGTTAGACCAAGCTTCCATAGCGTTACGGATAGCGAAGTCTTCGTCGTTGATTACGGTTACTGTCCAATCTGCAAATGTCCTATCACCAGCATACTTGATCTGACGACCAAAGTATGGAACCGTGAATTGCCCCAGAGTAGATTCTGGAATCCCTGCCGCACGTATCATAAATGGTACTTTAATGTCGGCTTCTGGAGCAATTGGGTTAGTGATTTGACATTGGAACAAAGTAGGACGCGCACCGCCACCGACTAGCTCTGATTTGAACTGGTTGATATTAAATGCCATGTCTATTTTCTCCTTTATCTATTCTTATTTAGTTACGATATCTGACCAACAATTTCGTCAAACTCAATACC